CTGTGGGTGCGATTGTGCAGCATAGTGAACACCCGATCCAAACTCGATAAAGAGAATGCTACTGCCCGATGCTTTCACAATTACCCGGTTATCGTCCACCCAAATCGGTTCTTCCACCTTAACATCGTTAGTGCCGTCATATTGTGCGGTTCTAAATCGTGTTTCGGCTTCTGCAACCCCGATTTCTGCAAGCCGTTGAAGAAACAGTTTTCGCTTTTCGTGGAAGCGTTTACGGAATTCTTCGACCTGTTTAATGGCTTCTGATACATTTCCTAAATGGACTTTAATTCTCATCGGGAACTTCCTTGCTTATGGCTATCGCAAAAACATTTAGAGATTTTGCAATGGCTTTTACAATGTAATCGTGAACGGGCGTTTCATTCGGGTTATAGGGTTCGGGTTGAATATCAACGCAGAGAAGCGAATTTTCGTCAATCGGGCAGTTAATGTCATCTACGATAATTACTCTTTCGTATTTGACATTCGAGCCAAACAATTCAACTTGCTTTTCGCCTACACCTGCGGAAATATTGCCTTTACATTCAACGGGAACGTGATACCTCAAGACTTTTTCGCCTGTTTGATAGCCGTCATTATCAACGGCATCAACATTATCCCGATACAAATAGTAATAAAAACTTCGTTGATTTTTCTTCAAGGTTCTCATTACAACACCCCACAATGCGGAACAATGTCTTTCAACATACTTTCAGGAACATCCCCACTTTCGTAGGTGCGTTCGATTCCGTTTTCGTTGTGTTTAATTTCGCCCTCTGCACCTCTCTTACCGAGAAGATAGTTGGCGATATTTACTTGGGTGTGGTGGTGTTTTGCAGGGATGTCATCTTCGGTTTTCTTATCGTCAAAAGGGTAAAGGCGTTCCAATACTTTCCCGGCAGCGATAGAAAGGTAGGCAGATAAAATCGCTTCATCTTCGCTATCGCCGTACATATTTTTGAGCAATGTTAATTTTTCAGCGTTCGTCATAGCCTACCTCCATCTTGTTTTTATTAAAGCGTAACGATTTTTGCAATAGCAATCTTCTTATGAGGGAAGAATGCTTTGTTTGCTCCGTTTTGACCGTTGCTGATAAGCGACCAATTAGAACCCGTTTCAAGTTCTTCATCGGTGGGGGACTTGGTTGCAGGAGTACCTACGAACGAAATGCCGTCAGGTGCAATAACATATCTGCGGCGAGTGTAAAGAGTGGTTTCGCCACCATTCTTTGCAGGGTTTCTGTCCATTTCGTAAGGAACTTCCGCACCTACATCTTCAAGAGTAATTGCACCCTCGCCGAGAACATAGGTGGTGAATTTTTCGTATTCTTCTGCCGTTTTCTCGTAGTAAGTTTCGATGTCGCCTTTAACAGGATTTTTTACTGCCGTATATACATACGAATCTGCTGAACCGCTTCTCGTATAATAAGTTTTGGTAGCATCAATGTCGATATCGGCAGTTAAAGTGTAAACAGCCGGAACGATTTCGCTCGGCATACCATCGTCAACAATAACGATTCTGCCGTTAAGAGTTGCAAGAGTAAGATTTCTCTGAATACCTGCTTTATCGGTATATTTGAGATATTCAAGCAACTGCAAGTTTTCGAGGTCGGTAGCAACTTTCGAGTGCATAAAAGCAATCGAGAACTGCGATTTAGAATCGCCGCTTGCTTTTTGAAGTGCCGAGTTGAGCGTAGTAGCACCGAAGTTTCCGCTTTCAGAAGCAGAAATATCGTAAGTATGTTTGCTTACGAAATCGGCGTTTCCCGTTCCCGTCATAGCAAAGATACCTTTAAGAACGGAAAGCAAACCTGCTTGATATACTTCCGCCCAATATTCGGCGATACCTGCGGCAACTTTATCCATAAAAGGAACGCCGCCCGTAATATCAGAACTGAAATCTTTTTCAAGGAAGCCTTTCGCTCTACCCGTTACGATGAACTCCTGAATGTAAGTATCGGGAGTGGTTGCGTTGATGTCCGTACCGCCATCGTAGTTATCGGGTTTGCCCGAAAGTCTGCCGAAGTAAGGAAGCGTACCTTTGTAAGAACCCGTCTGCGGATTGAAAAGTGCTTTAAGACGGCTATCACGCTTGATTGCTTTGGACTTGTAAAGTTCGTTGAGGTTGGTGTTAGGGATAGTCGATACATACTTCCCAAACACATTAGGGTTAAAGTTTTTTACATCAAATAACATAATTGTTTACTCCTTATAATTATTTTTTTTTAGTTTTCTGTTGCTTTGTCCAACTCGGCATAAAGCGTAGGATTCTCGTTGAGAAGTTTCATTCTACCCTCGTAGCCAAGTGTGGCGAATTTTGCCGCATCCATAACTTCGGGAGTTTTACCGGCAGGGGGAGTGGGAGTACGAGAAAGAAGTTCTGCTTCGATAGATGCCCTTTGAGCATCCTGATACTTCTTCTGATTAGCGAATACTTTTGACATATCGCCGTCCACCATTGCCTGTGCGGTTTCCGTTGCAAGTGCATCGTCATACCCCAAAGCAAGGAATTGAGATTTGTGGTTCGCAAGGGCTTCACGGGCTTTAAGTGCAGCGAGTTCGTCTTGAAGTTTCTTGGTTTCTTCTGCTCTCGCTTCCTTTTCTGCTTCTTCGGCGGTAAGTTTTTCCTGATACTTTCTTCTGTAATCAGCCGCTTCTGCCGTAGCCTTGTCGGTTGCCTTTTTACTCTTTTCGAGTTCTTTTCTTAATGCTTCATCTCCGGGCAAATTGACGGATTTAAGTGCCGTTTCGACCTCTTCCAAAGACATTCCATCCTTGTAAGCATCACCGAGTAATTCTTTGAGTGTCATAAAATACCTCCTGCGATTTGAGTCTTCTCTGACTATGTTTTTCTGTTTTTAAGTCTTGTCTGACTTTGCGATTTCGGTTTTCTCTAACCAAATTTCAGCCTTTCGGCATAATTCCAAATCAAAAAGGGCTACCAAATAGACAATTTTGCCTATTCGATAGCCCCTGTTGGCTGTGTCCCACTAACCAATTATAGCGGTCTTATTCTTAACTTGTCGTTTAATTTCAACGACCACTATGTTATCTTTTTCTTTTTTGACTTCTGCCACATTGCCACGTTTGATTATGGCTTCAATGGCAAGAACCCAATCTTTATTCGGTGGGTTCTGTGGGTTCGTTTTTCTTGCCGTTTCCATTCCCGTCATTACCCGTACCTCCACCTTTTTGAGCAGCGAGTTGTTTGGCTTGCTGTTCCTGCATTTTCTTTTCCTGTTCTTCGGCGTATTCCTTACTGATTTTGTAAGCAAGTTCAGCATCGGCAAACATACCGCAGTGTTGGAAAGCCAATTTCGGGTGGATCTTACCACTGCCGAGCATTTGAGTAAGAACCGTTGATTTATTCGAGATATTCTCGTAGTTCCTACGGGTAAATCTCAAATCAATGTCCATAACTTTCAAGTCTAACTTCGCAAAGGTTTGACAAATCTTCAAAGCCAAACGCAAGGTAGCCTTTTCAGAACGCTTGAACATCTGCTCGGTATCTTTTGCTTTTGCTTCCGCAACTTCCCAACCATCACGCATAATTACGGCAGAGCCTGTATCGCTCGTAGAACTACCGCCGTTTCTATTCGGCATACCGCAAATAGTAAGGATAGTTTGGTACATATCAGACAAAATCGTTTGAGTGTTCGTCTGATTGAGTTCAGGGGTAAGGTAGTCCACATCAGCAGGGTTTTCAGAAGTGCTTTTGAACTTAATACCGCCTAACTCTTTAAGTTTTTCAAATTCTTCTTCCGTGATGTCCACGTTTACAAACTTAATCAGGGACTGAATGAACTGTTCAAGACCATTCATTCTATCTGAAACTGCAAGGTTGTAAGCATCGAGCAGGGGAAGAACTACTTCAAACGCTCCAAGACGAGCGTTATTAGCAGGATATTCTACAATAGGAATAGCACCTAAAATGTGGGCTTCTTGTTTGACGATTTCAAAATCAACGATTTCAAAGTATTCCTTTTCAGTGTAAACGCTGAATACGACTTTTCCATCGTTTCTTTCTACATACTTAACCCCCATAACGGGTTTGTTCCCAAGCCCGTTATAGTAAACCACGAAAGTTTGACGGGGATCAAGCGTAAAAATATAAAAAGGAGAATCGTCAACGACTTGTTTAGGTAAGACCATCCTATAAGCCGTTCCGCAAATGGTAAACCAATCTGCAAGTTCTTTATCTTTTGCCGCTTTATCTTCCGCATACATAAACTCGTTAAGTTGCGTGATTTTATCGGTAAGGTCGTTCTTTTCAGAATCCCTGCTTACATACTGTATGGGTTCGCCGAGAAGATACCCGACCTTAAAAGAAGTGATTTCGTTCGCTCTGTTGACAACGATTTTGTTGTTAATTTCAGGGCGAACTTCTTTTACTCTCTGTAAGATAGGCTGATTGCCATTGTTATATTCATAAAGAAAGTCGATAGCATCCCTGTTGAAAGCGTGTGTAATTACAGCGATTTTCAAAACGTCAACGACATTTTCGGCAGTAATAGTATCAACATCCGTGTAAATAACTTTACGCCCGGTCATATTCGCTCTCGATTTAACAGACATAATATACCCCTCCTTATAGAATACTTTCTACCAAGTATTATAATCATTTTGAAAGCCGTTGTCAATGGTTTTTCGGTAAAAAATTAAAAAATAAACCATTAGAGAGTAAAAATTTACAATTTTAGAACCGTCTTTGGAAGATTTCGGGCTTAAAACCGACTGTTTCTTCACGCATCTCGATAAGCATAGCCAACGAGTCAGGGGCATCATCGTTCTTGTTTTTACCCGTGATTTTGAACGCAAACAGGTTGTGCATAAACATATTATATTCTTTCGAGCGTTTTCCTGCTTCCAAGTAATACAGTTCTCGTATTTCAGGTGCTTTATCGAAAATACGCTGTTCCTTTCGCTTGTTGGTAGGTGCTTTTTTGGAAGTTATATTCAGTCGATACCCTAATTTTTTGAGTTCGTTTTCTATCCATTCCTTGTAATCTTCGCCACCATTATTCGCTTCAAATCTCGCTGCCTGTATTTTGTATTTTAGAATTTTTTCTATTACTCGTGGACGGGTAATTTTCTTATCAGAAGCATCGAATATTACATCGGGAATATAGCCGACATTACCATACTGAAAACAAATCGGGGCAGAAACGAAGTCCCCACCGCCGAACGCAGGATCGACAGCCATAAATATTCTGTCGGGTTCAGTATCGGGAAGTACGCCGTTAAAGAAAAGCATATCGCCGGGAGAAAACAAAGTACCCTCACGCTCGATAGGTTCGCCCATATATTGAGCATTCCAAGAAGCCATATCGTCATTACGTTCAAACGATGCACGGCGTTGACGATAATACTCCGTAGAGAAACCTACGCCGTAGTCATACTCGAAGTTGGATTCGTCCGTGATAGGATCGAGAGCAGGAATGTTGATAATCTTATATCGACAGTTCGCAAACGCAGGATCGTTTTCAAGCAAGTCCATACGCAACCCGGCAGGATCGATTATAGACCAACGAGTACCAACCCACAATTTCTTTGCCTGTTCTTTCGCACGGGGGATAAGGTTGTTATCTACTTTCGACCACGCCGAAACAAGTCTGTCTTTGTTGAGTGCTTCTTCGATACCACCGATAAGGTCATCGCTGACAAGGAAGCCGTTACAGTCGCAAGCACCATTCAGCGTACCATACAAAGAACGACAGGTCAGCGAGGGGTATCTCTTTTTACGGTCAATGTTTACGATTTCGTCTTTTGCGTTGGTGTTCGCAATCTTACTATTCGGGAATATTTCGTGCCAAGTGTATGTATGGCTATCGTTAATTACCTCAAGCACACCGGAATACATAGCCGAAGTGATAACATCAGAGTATGCGGAATAAAGGTTCGACCTTTCAGAGTCCCTACCCATTATCCAAGTAAGTGCGAACATTATAAGCGTAGTCTTACCAACACGGGGAGGCATTGAGATAAAGAGTTCGTCCAACT